CTATTAGACCGCTTTGCTAAGAAATACGATATAGATTGTAAACCTAGCGAAAGTCAATATGATTTTTGGGACTTTACCTACGAGTGGGATGATAGAAAGTTCTATTGTGAGATGAAGAAAAGAAACTTTACTTTGGATTACGCAAAGGAAAATTACTCTAGTGGATTACTACTTGAGATGCACAAGTACGAAAGAATTTTAAGACGAGCTAAGAATGAAAAAGGTTCGCAAGGATTGTATGTAAACTTCTTTGATGATGATAAGGTACTTATATACAACTTAAATAAAGTAAGGATAAATAAGTGGTTTTGGAAAACTATGCCTGAAACTACAGATTTTGGTAGAGGTAAATTTGTTTACAAATATATTACGTTTTTAGATTATGATAAAGGAAAAGTTTTGTATATTTGAGCTGTGTTGTGATTTATAGTAATCATAGCTTGGTTTTCATTGTTTGGTTAATTGGAAAAGGAGGAGTCATTTTGATTCTTCCTTTTTTTTATTTATATTTGGAAAAAACCAAAAGATTATGACGAAAAAGAAACTCACACCGAAGTACAATGACAACAAGTCTATCAGAGCTAGAATAGATAGATTGTTAGAAAAGAACGCATCTAATGTAGCCAATTCGGGTACAGGTAGTAAACTAGATATAGGCGGTGAAGATGAGGTTAAGTTAGCTTGGCAAGATATACAAGCTAAGATTAAAGAGATTGATCCTGTGTTTTACGATATAATCAAAGAAAGATGAGTAGCATAGAAGAACAAGTGTGCTTTAAGATTTTAAAGCGTTCTGAGGTAGGTAAAAAGAAGTATGGTGTTACTATGGAACGAAAAGATTTGAGTCGCTTAGAGTGGCTTAAACACGCACAAGAGGAGGCAATGGACTTAGCGGTGTATCTAGAGAAACTAATAGACGAGGAAGAACAAAAGCCATTTAGGTACGAGTGGAATATAACTAATGAAGGGGACAAATAGTCCCCCTTTTTTTAGCTTCCACAAGCCTCGCAATCCTCATCATCAATACTACAAGATTCAGGTTGTTCCTTTTCTTCTAAGTCTTGAATCCAATTGTCAAATACACTTTCTGCTACTTCTTCTGCACTTTTTTGTTTTCCTTTATCCATTCTTCAGGGATTTGTTTATCTGCCCACTTGATGTTGTGTTTCTCACACCATTCAGAGTAGGTCGTTTTACTTCCTTTAAATAACTTGTTTGTGTGTCTTTGAAATACCATCCTAATATCTAAATCAGGGTGCTGCTTTATGACAAGTAACATTTTCTTTCTGTCGTTAGCAGTAAATCTTCCCTTTAGTTCTAAGATGATACCATTAGGTAATATTACATCGGGTGTGTATTTCCTTTGCTCCGATACTTCATAATAAATATTCTTAGTCTCGTATTCAAAACTAACGCCAAGGTCATCAAGCCTAGAACAAACATCCTTTTCATACCCACTTCTATATCTATTTGTTTTACCAGACCTTGCCATCGTTGTTCTCTTTGTTTTCTTCATAAGTCTTTCTGTTGTGGCAAGAGTGGCAAAGAGATTGTAGGTTGTCTAACCCAAACTCACTTCCACCCTGTTTTATTGGTACGATATGGTCAACCACATCAGCTACAACTGTCCTTCCCTCACTTTCACATTCCACACAAAGAGGATTATTATTTACCCACCACCCTCTAAGTTTTCTCCACTTAGTAGTTCTATAGAATGAGGTATCGCCTCCCCAAGATTTATTCTTGTCAGCAGGTTTAACTCTCCCTCTTCCTTTTGGTAGTGTAGGCATTAATTAAGATATGGTTAGTTCAAATCCGTGTCCTTTGGTGGTGTCCAATAGCTCATCGAGAGTTCGTCTAGATGCTGCAATATCCAACAAGGAGTCATTGTTGATCTGTGCAAACCTATCGCCAACAAGAATACACCCTTTTGTGTGGGTATTATAGTTTCCTGTATGAATAAGTATGTATTTTCTATTGGGAACATCCTCTAATATAAAATGATTTTTGTATTTAGGCGAACATCTTGGCACAACTTTATAAACACCTTTTGGTATACAACTAACATTTCTCATATTAGCTAACCAAGGAAGCTCTAAAGTTACGCACTCAAAAACTTTCTCTAAGCCATCATACAAAGTAAGATAGCCTAGAGTTTGTTTATCTGATTCGTCTACCCTGTTAAGATAAGCCCTCATCCTCCTATTAGTTTTTATTAAAAATTCTTTGTAATTTATCTTTATCGCAAGTACAGGGTTTTGGGTCACCCATAAAGCAAAGTGGTAATACAGCAATTAAAGCTAGGCAAAGCGTTTCCCAAGTGATTCCATTTGTATCTATGTTGCTTACTGCTGCTACTGCTAATACACCCGATACAGTTCGTTTCGATGACCACTTGCCTTTGTGGTCTTTAAACATTTCAGGTATTATAGCGAACATACCTTTGGCAGCCATTTTACTAAATATAGCCATAATTATTCTTCAGTTTTTTTCTCGTTGTTCTTAATAAAGAAATTAACCAAATCATCTATTAATCCAAACACTTTGTCATCTTTTACAGATGGTGTCAATCTAACAACTACTTTAGCAGTAGCCAAAACAGATAATAATAACTCAGCTCCGTTGCTTAGTAAATAACTTAAAACTTCTTGCATAACTCTTTTTTTTAGTAAGTAAAGGGAAAGAAGGAAATAGGGGAAAAGGTAGCGGTAAAACCTACTTCCTCCTTCCTTTACGTTTGTTTTTAATTTTAATAATTTCTGCTACCCATTTGTATATACCGAATGTAACCGCCAACACAAGAGAAGTAATCTGTAAAGATTCTTCCACATCGGATAGGCTTACACCTAGTGCCGTAAATTGTGCTATTGCTACTTCTGTTGTATTGCGATCCATATTTTCTAATTTTTTATAATTGATTATTCCAATCAAACACTAATACTGCTGTTGCAATAGCATCGTATAGTGGATTTGTTGTATTTAAAGTGAACATAATAACATCACCTGCGGAAAAAGTATTTGTGATTTGACCACCTTGGTTTGTAAAGTTATCAAACCTATAAGCAGTATCATCATATAACATATTTACCGTATCGGATAGACCAGATGCACCACTTAATACTGGTACTTCTGTACCTGCCGATGCTTTTACAAAACCAACTGTTGTATTTCCACCAGGCGATTCTCCTCTTACAACAACGTATTCAACATAACCATCACAAGGCACTACATAACCACCAAACTCTAAATAACCCGAACTGCTTGTAGAATCCGTAGTACCACCATATCCAAAAGGTAAATACACTATACTACTTGTACTGTGGTAAAAACCACAATTAATAGCTTGTCGTTGTTTAGATGTAATTAACCCCGAAGAATTAAAGCCTCCGTCTGCGGTTACTACATCTGTAGCTTTAAACTTAGTAGCTTGAACTTCGCCTGTAGCATTATTAAATGTAAATGGTTTTTGGCTTTCATTACCACCCTCAGCAGAAGTTAAACTTGTTTCTGCTAATGCACCTCCTGAGTTATATTGTACGCACAACCCACCTGTTACACCTGTGTTTCCACCTTCACTTGCCGCAGCGTTGATTGTATTAGCTTCGTAATCTAAGCCTAATATAAGTGAACCTACAGGATATGTTATACCAGGGAACACTTCTGCTCCTACACCGCCAAGCCTCACATTAAATTGGTCCTCTTGACCAGTTACAGGTTGATTACCAATATCGTTAGGTATTATTAAAGGGTGAGACCCATCAGGAAAAGTAAGAACAACTTTAGAGTATCTAAGCATCCTACCCTTCATATCATTTTCAAGATATATAGTGCTTAGAGCTAAAGGATTTCCAGTACCATCAACATTAGGTATTTCTTGAGAAACTACACCATACGCTTGTTCTTTCAAGTTAGCTGCATACCTATTGTTAAACTCAACCACCCCATCAATTAAAGATGCTACATCACCATATAATCTATCTAAACTTTTCGCCATAACTTAGTCTCCTTTTATTCTAAACCATTCACCTTCCATAATTTCACTATTAGCCTTAAATGTACCACCTAAGAACATATAGTATTTTGCTTGTGCGTCATCACTATTTAATTTATATTTAACTATGTCTAGTGGTGATATATTAGCACTTTGAATACTACCTTGTAATATTTGTAGTGGGCTTTGTTGCATCTCTAAAAACTCTTTTACTAATAGTCGTGTAAAGTTTTCCGCCCCTGCTTGGTCTGTCCCTCTATAAAATAAAGATGTAATAGGATTATTATTTATGTCTGTAACAGAAAAAACCTTATCAGACTGATTAACACCTATAGTTACATCACTTAATTCATAGTTTTCCGTAGCAGTTGAGTTTTGATTTGTTTCAGTAAATCTTTGCTCATTGGTTACTAAAGAAGATGTTTCTTCAACCTCTAAACTAATCTCTCCCACTGTAGTCTTTTTAGTTACTAATGAGTCATCTACATAATTAACATTACGATAGTCGGCTTGAAGCCAAACTTGATTTTTTCTTACTCTACCTTCACATTTAATAAACACCTCACTAGTGTCAGGTAATTCAGGTAGAACTGTTTTAAATTTTAAACGACCACGAAATTCAATATTTCCTGTTTGAGTGGGAAGAAATGTAGAAGGGTAAAGTAAACAAGGGTTTCCATCCGTATTTTGAAAGTAATTAGAATTTCTCTTAGGTGGGATTAAACTTTCATTATCGAAAGTATTGTTGTAGGTGTATTCTGTACCCGAAAATGGATTATAATTATCTGAATTCCTTACAAAAACTATTTTTTTTACACTTGTAGTCCAACCTAAATCACCATTAGAATCTACATATAAATATTTGTCACCTGCTGACGATACTGCTTTTATTGTTAAAGCATAATTAAAAATATTACTGCCTGGGTTTATTTTATAATAATGACCTGCAACAGTTGATGTATAGACCCAGTCTATATTAGACCCTGTAGTCTTTTCTGAATGCTCTAAAAAACAATCTAAAGTATATGTTTGATTTGCAATAATTTGACCTGTATAAGATAAATTATCATTTGTACCATCATCTGTAATATCAGCACCTTGAGGTAACGTAAAAGACCCGCCTGTATAAACTGTACTAACCGATTTAAACGGAGCTTCGTAAGTGAAACTTGACCCACCTAGTAATAAGTTAGTAGATTTATTTATTTCGCACAGATTTGTTGTGCTTATAGGACTAGCATCAGCGGTAGTGCTGTTGTATTTGTAAAAGTTGTTTTGCCCAGTTGTGTTATCTATATAGTGGTTAGGTTGTATAAAGTTATATGTTCCTTCAGCTAAAAACCCTACTGTGTTAAATATTTTTAAAGATTCTTTTAACGCATCTGATTCTTTATACTCAAAAGGAAAGTTAGTATTTGTTGCAAAAGCTCCCTTAGAAATGTAATACCTAGTAGCATCATTTTCTGTCGAAGCAGAAGTGTGCCAGTCTGTAGCTGTCCACATAAAATTAGTACCATTACTAGGAAAAGGTAGAACCTCTTTGTCAACTACATTATTAACCCTGTGTAATGAAACCCAATCTATTTGACCATTAAAAGCACTACCTAAAATAGTTAAAAAGTAAAGACCTTTAGTCGTTCCTGTCGAAGATTGAGTATAAGTGAATTGGTTTAGACCTGTAGAGGTAACATTACCTATAAAAGTTCCATTTGGATAACCATCGTAAATTTTTAGCGTTCCACTAGCACTGTTAACTTGAATATTTAGTTCGTATGTTTCACCAACAATTAATTCGTTTTGGGAAAAAGAATTTGAGTGCCTATAACCAGGATTAATTGAACTTATGTTTAAGCCACTAGAGGTCATAGTATCATTTGGTTGTAAAACCCAACCTTTATTGCTGCTACCTCTAAAATATGGATTGTGTATTAAATTTACAGGAGCTAAATCCATATTGTGTAAAAAGTCTAACCAAAGCCTTACTAAGTTATGATTGTTTTCTTTTTCACTTATACTGTTAAAGGTAGAAAAAAGTTCTTTTTCATAATATCCGTATGAGTCAGTAGCTGTGATTTTAGAAACGTAAGGATAGGGTGCGTTTTCTATTGTATCAAAAGATGGTTGTATATAACCATACCACCAAATATCTGAACCTGATGTTGAGTTTTTATATATTCTAATAAAGTATTTTTTAAACCCACTATCTAATATATCATACAACAAATCCTCATCTGTGTCGTTTTGAACCATAAGATTTAACACACACTCAGACCCTAGAAATACTCTATCTCTAGTTGATCCTTGTCCGTTCCAAGTGATTTCAAAACCTTCACCACCTAGCGTCATTTCGGTTGACGTACCTGTAAACCCATCCTTCCAAAGTTCAACATACCAAGTAGTGCCTTTTTCACCTTTTATTTCGGTGTGTCTAATCTTTTTGTAATCCGCCATATTCGCTTACCTTCTATTTTTTCTTCTACTTGCTCTATCAAAAACTATCAATAAATCATCTCCTGATATTCTTACATCAGGTATAACAGTACCACCACCACTTAAAGCGTGGTTAGGTATGATTGTACCTGCTGAATCAGGAACAAATAATTCAGGACCTCTTTCTCCTACTAAACTCATCTTACCTGTAGGTGGTCGACCTCCGTCTGCGAAAGCACCTCCCATTAGGCTGCCTAATATTTCTTTAAAACCTGTTAATTTTTGAGCTCCAAAACCACCAAGACCAGGTATCATAGAGAATACAGCGGCTAAAACTAGAGCTTTTATAATCATCTTAGCTATTTGCTTTGCTATGTCAACAAATATATTTGTTAAACCATCTAATAGATTTTCACCACTTGTTACTACGTTAGCAAACGAATCAGCAAAAGAAGTTGAAATATTTATACTTAAAGTTTTAATTGCGTTAGAAAACCTTTGTTCTTCAGCTAACTTTAGCTCGTTTAATCTTTTTTGTTCAGCTAAAACCTCCTCACTCTGCTTTTTCATATGAGATACTAGGTCAAAATCATCGTCTGAATCAACGCTTAAATCTATCGTTTGAATTGACGTTAATGATGCTTCTGACTTCTCAAGTTTTCTTCTATTCTTCTCTGCTTCAAGTAGTTTATTTTGTGCTTTTTCAGCATCAAGCATCGCTTGTTCTTCTGCCCTTAACGCTTTCTCCGTTTCCCAAGTGGAAAACATAAAATCATCTTGGCTGTCTTTAGCTTTTTTATTGTTTTTAGTGAACTTATAAACCGCTGCACCTATGGCTGCTATAGCTACAGCAATAGCCCCTATAGGATTTGCTGCAATAGCTATAGTTAAAGCTCTAAAAGCACCTGCCAAAACACCTAAAGCACCTGAAGATGAATAACCCACTACCATCATTTTACCTAACATAATACCGAATTTACTAAGTCCTGCGATACTAAATGGTATTAGACCTGTTAAAACTGAAAATGCAGTACCTAAAGCACCAATTGCTGTAGTAAATAAAGCTATAGTTAATAGTAATGGTCCAATAACAGCAGCTACAGCACCAATCTTTAATATCATCTCCTTTGTTCTAGGGTCTAAATCTTTAAAGCTAGCGGCTAACTCAGTTATTTTTTGTATTAAAGGGAGTAGGGCTTCTGCTAATAATGCACCAATCTCGAGTTTCATCCCCTCTATAGCACTATTCATTATAGCTACTTTTGCCTTAGAGGTTTTACCCATTAAGTCGGTCATTTCTGCTAATGCAGTAGTGTTTGTTTTATACTCTGTAGTTAGCTTATTTACCTCGTCTTTTTGTTGTGCTAATATTAATAATTGGTTAGCTGCAGTTATACCAACTAATTCAGTAGCATCATTTAAGGACATTTGACCTGAAGCTAGCCTCTCAAGAGTAACCCCAAAAGGTATTCCTTCTTCATTTAATCTACCGAAAATCTTTCTTAGACCTGTACCTGCTTTAGACGCTTTGATACCATTGTCCATCAAGACACCCATCATCGCTGATAATTCTTCTACATTTACTCCTACCGCTTTAGCTGCTGCTCCTGCGTGACCAAAGGCTGTTGCAAATGTACTAAGTTGTATAGATGAGTTTGCTGCGGCACTTGCTAGTGTATTAGCTACCCTACCTGCCTCATCACTTTCTAAATTAAAAGCGTTTATAGAATTTGCTACAGTTTCTGCGGCTAAAGATAAATCTTCACCAGTTGCTAATGCTAAGTCTAATATAGCACCCTCCATATTTTTTATGGCGGTAGGATCAAAACCTTTACGACCTAATACTAATTGTAGTTCGGCTACTTGACGAGCTGTAAACTGAGTTGTTGCCCCTAATCTTTTAGCTTCATCTGTAAGTATTTTTATTTCTTCGGCACTTGAGCCTGTAACAGCTCGCACCCTTGTCATACTATCCTCAAACTGTGCAAACGTATCAAAGGCTGATTTACCTAAAGCAGTAAGAGGTGCTGTAACACCGAACGATAATATAGAACCCATTCGGGCAGCGTTAGATGCAAATTTACCTATTGATTTATTTGCTTTACCTAACCCTACTTCTAGCCCTTTTATATTGGCTGCTACAATTATCGATATAGTCTTAACTGAACCCATTTTATTCTATTTAATTATTGTCGTATCTTTTTAGTACGGATTGTATGTATTCTTTTGAAGGCAATTTTTTCAGTTTCTTTTTCTTAGCCTTCTCATCGTTATCCCAAGGGAAAGAAAGAACCTCTTTAGGTTTGAGCTTTTTCTTAGAGTGCGG